GCCCGCGAGGAGCGCCGCGAAGCCGTCGGGCACGCCCGGGACGGTACGCGATGACTGTCGCTTACGCCACCGCCGACCAGCTCGCCGAGTTCCTCGGCGACGACGTGTCGATCTCCGAACCCGAGCGGCTGCTGAAGCGCGCATCGGAGGTACTCGACGCCAAGATCCGTGCGCCCTTCGCCGTCGACGACGACACCAGCCTCCCCGAAGACGCCGACCTCGCCCAGGCTCTCGCCGACGCGTGCTGCGCCCAGGTCGAATTCTGGGCCGAAGTCGGCGAAGACCACGACGTCTCCGGGCTCGCGAACCGCCAGGTGTCGATCGGGCACCTGTCGGTCCAGGCGCTCCCCCCCGAGCTCGCACCCCGCGCCCTGCGGTTCCTCGCCCAAGCCGGGCTCACCGCCGTCGACCCCGCCACCCCGACGGTGTTCGCATGAACGTCCCGACGTCGCTGCTCCGGTCGCGCATCACGATCCGCTCCAAGTCCGGCGAAGGCCCCACCGGCCCCGTGTGGGACACCACCGAGGGCGTCCCGGCGCGTGTCGAGGGCAAGCGCCGCCAGATCCGCCGACCCGACGGCACCGACATCGTCTGTTCGGCGACGGTCACCGTCCGCCCCGACGTGGCGGTCGCCCTCGGTGACGAGGTGGTCCACGACGGCCGCACCTACGAGGTGCAGGACGTCAACCTGATCGAGGGCCTCACCCGCACCGCCGGCAAGGAAGTGCTGGTCGCATGAGCGGCGCCAGATGGGTCAACGACAACCGCCGCCAGGCGCTCGACGACATCCACCGGGCCGGCGTGAGCGCCCTCGGCGACGCAGCCGAAGGGCTCCTCGAGCACGCCAACCGGACGGTGCCGATCGAAGAGGCCACCCTGGCAGGTTCGGGGACGGTGTCGGTCGACGCGGCGAACGCCCGGGCGGCCGTGTCCTACGACACCCCCTACGCCCGCCGTCAGCACGAGGAGCTCAGCTGGCGCCACGACAGCGGCCGGCGGGCCAAGTGGCTGGAGCTGACCTGGCAGGAGCGGGCCTCGGCCACCTTCGCGTTCATCGCCGGGCGGATCCGGGGGGCGTTGTGATCCACGCCGCGCTCGCCAAGCACCTCACCGGCCTGGGGATCGTCGACTACCACGACGACGGCACCGTGGGCGGCGACTGCTTCTTGGACCACATGCCACCCGAGCCTGACGCTGCAGTGTCGATCACCCTCTACGGGGGGATCGCTCAGCCGTCGTCGTTGCCCTACGACCTGCCGACCGTCCAGATCCGCACGAGGGGAGCGAAGCACGACCCTGTGGCGCCTCTGGTGCGCATCGATGCGATCTACGCGGCGTTGGCGTGCCTCGATGGGGTGACCTTGGACGAGGGCGGCGCTGACGAGGTGCACCTGGTCGGGTGCACCGCAGCCCTGTCTGCCTCTTCGACGCTCGGCGTCGACGACAACGACCGCCATGAGCGCGTCCAGAACTTCGATCTCCACGTCCACAGCCCGACCACCAACCGCCCTGCCATCAGCGCGTAAGGAGCACCGATGACCGTCACCGAATCCCTCGCCCGGGACTGCACCTGGGACATCAACACCGGCTCGATCTCGGTGCCCGACTGGACGCCGATCCTGGGCTGGTCCGACTGGGACTTCTCACCGTCATCGGGCGACGCCGACACCCGCACCGCCGAGGACGACGGGTGGGACTCGTCGCTCAAGGCGATGCGGGGGGCGTCCTACACGCTCACCGGCCTCCGCCAGGAGGACCCCGACAACGGCGACCGCGACGAGGGCCAGGAAGCCGTCGAGGTGCTCTCCCGGGCGATCTCGACGGCGTCGGTCGGCCAGTTCCGGCTCACGTTCCCGTCGGGCACGACGCTCATCTTCCTGGCGACCGTCGAGGCGAAGCCCGCGGGTGGCGGCAAGGACTCGCCGAACGCGTGGAACGCCACGCTGAAGCAGACCGGCGCGCCGACCTGGTCCGACGCCACCACGGTCCCCGAGGCTCCCGACACGGTGGCGGGCACCGAGGACGACACCTTCTCGGTGATCACCTGGTCGGACAACGCCGGGTCGCCGGACCGCTATGAGATCCGGGTGCTCGTGTCGGGTGCGGTGGTCACCACCCACGCCTCGACCGCCCCGGAGATCTTCCACTTCCCGGGTCTCACCAACGGCACCGCCTACACCGCCCAGGTGCGGGCTCGCAACGCCGGCGGGTGGGGTCCGTGGTCGACCGCTTCGTCTGCGTTCACGCCGGCCGTCTGATGGCCACCCGGTTCATCGACTTCGACGCCGTCGTCGCCGAACGTGACGCGGCCCGCACCCCGGTGCGGGTCCGGTACGCCGGCAAGGAATGGGACCTCTACCCGTCGATGCCCGCAATCATCACGATGCGCATCGTCCGGTGGACGGCAGAGGGTCGTTCCGGCGACACCATCACCCGCGGCGAGCTGCTCGAGCTGGCGGCCGACCTGGTGCCCCCCGACGTGCTCGACGGCTGGCACGAGGAGGGGATCGACAACGAGGACCTCGGCGACCTGCTGCGACGCGTGTTCCAGGCGTACACCACCGAGGACGGTGGCGGCCTGGGGGAAGCCCAGGCCCCCGAGGGGGCGGATCCGTCACCGACATCTTCGACAACTGGGCCCTCCTCGAGGCTGACTTCGCTCGCGAGTACCACCTGAAGTTTCCCGACGACCTGGAAGGAATGACATGGCGGCGGTTCCGCAACCTTGTGGTCGGCCTGTCGCCTCGGTCCCGGTGGGCTTCGGCGATGGCTTCGGCGCGCACGGAGCCGACGACCTCCGAGATGCCCGCGGATGCGGCGGAGCGTCTGTTGCGGGCGAAGTTGGGCGGGTGACCCGGTGAGCCTTCAGGTCGGCGAGCTCGCCGCGATCCTGAGCCTGGACGACACGCCGCTCAAGTCGGGGTCTGACGCTGCGCTGGCGCGCTTCGCCGCCGATGTGGACCGCTCCGCGACCGAGGCGGGCGACGAGGCGGGCCGCAAGCTGGCCGATGGCATCGAGGACGGGGTCAGCCAGACCGACATTCCCGCCGACGATCTGCTGCCTGACTCTGGTTCGCTGGACCTGGCGGGCCTCGCTGCGGGCACGGCGCTCGGCGCGGCGCTCTTCGCTGGGATCTCCGAGACGCTCAGCCAGGAGGCGGGATCCGACCGCCTGGCCGCCCAGTTGGGCATGACGCCAGCCGAGTCCGAGGAGGCGGGCCGCATCGCCGGGTCGCTGTACGCGGGCGCCTACGGCGAGTCCATGGGCCAGGTCAACGACTCGGTCGGGGCGGTCCTGTCGACGCTCGGGCGTCTCGGCCTGGAGGGCGAGGCGAACGTGGAGCGGGTGTCGGCCAAGGCGCTCGACCTGGCAGCCACCTTCGACCTCGACGTGGCCCGGTCGGTGTCCTCCGCGGGGATCCTGATGACGACGGGCCTGGCCCGCGACGCCGACCACGCCTTCGACCTGATCACCCGAGGGATGCAGGAGATGCCCGCTCATCTGCGTGAGGAGCTGTTGGAGGCGTCCGACGAGTACTCGTCGTTCTTCGCTTCGCTCGGGATCTCGGGTGAGGAGGCGTTCGGCATGCTGGTCGACGCGTCGGCTGACGGCATGTACGGCATCGACAAGACCGGCGACGCGCTCAAGGAGCTGACGATCCGGGCGACGGACATGTCGACCGCCTCGGTGGGCGCGTACGAGAAGGCGGGGCTCGGCGCCGAGGAGATGTCGGCGCGGTTCCTGGCTGGCGGTGACACGGCCCGCGGTGCGCTCGACGACCTGGTGGAGGGCCTGCTCGGGATCGAGGACCCCGTCGAGCGGGCCAACACTGCGGTGGCGCTGTTCGGTACTCCGATCGAGGACCTGAACGTCTCGGCGATTCCCGAGTTCCTGGGTGGTCTGGCGTCGATGGAGTCTAGCTTGGGTGACGTCGAGGGCGCGGCTGCGGCGATGGGCGACACCCTGAACGACAACGCTGCGACCCGTCTGGAGGGGTTCAAGCGGGGGGCGATGACGGGCTTCGTCAACTTCCTCGGCGGCACCCTGGTGCCCGCGGTCGACTCGGTGGGTACGGTTGTCCTGCCGGTGGTCGACGCGTTCATGGCTTTGCCTCAGCCGATCCAGTTGGCGATCGCGGCGGGTGCGGGCTTGAAGATGACGTGGGGGCCGCTGGTCAGCACGGCGGCTTCGCTCAGTTCTCGCCTGAAGGACGTGTCGTCGTCGACGGTGATGACCGCTTCGGCGGCGACCGCGGCCTACGCGGCGTGGATGCTCTACACCGCGGGCATGGAGGACGCGAAGGCGTCGGCGGATGCGTTCAGTAGAGGCACCGAGGCCGAGCACTTCCGGGCGATCGCTGAAGGTGGGGCCACGGCTGAGGAGGCGTACGCGTCGGTGTCGCGCAAGGTCAATGACCTGGGCGAGGCACTGAACGGCACCACGAACAAGTTCGAGCAGGTCTCGTACCAGACCGCCATCGATGAGCTGATGGAGACCCGCGACGCCATCGGTGGTGTGGTCACCCAGAGCGAGGCGCTGGCCGAGGAGTACGGGGTGTCGGCGGCCGCGGCTGAGGTGTGGCTGGGTCAGCAGGCGGCACTCGGGAAGGTCTTCGCCGACGACGAGTCGGCCCTTGCCGCCTACGGCGACGTGGTCGAGGAGAACAACGGCCTCACCCACGAGGCCGCCGCGGCCACCCAGGACGCCACCGAGGCGCTCCAGGAGCACCAGGACATGTTGCGGGCGATCGCCGATCCGCTGTTCGCCATGAACCAGGCGATCATCAGCAACTCCGAAGCCCAGTTCGACCTCGAGAAGCTGGAGAAGAACGGGGCCGCCACGGCAGCCGAGTTGGCCGAGGCCCGGATCCGGGTGGCGGAGACGGCCTTCGACGCGGAGGCCGCGGCGACTGAGCTGGCCGCGGCCGTCGACGCTGGGACGGTGTCGACGGGCGGGGCCCGCGACATGTTGGACCGGTGGGTGTCGTCGGGGCTCATCTCCGCGGAGACGGCCAAGCAGATCGAGGACCGCTTCGAGGACCTGATCGTGGACGCCGACCGGCTCGACTCCCGAAACACGAAGGTCAAGGTCACCTCCGAAGGGGTGGACGAGGCCAAGCGGAAGCTGCACGAGCTGCGGTCGATCATGGACGCGTTGGGCGGGACCCTCAACCCGTTCAGCGGCGGCGGGTTGGCCGCCCCCACCAAGCCCGGGGTGATGGTCGGCGGTGGCGGCGCCGGGCTCGTGTCATCGACCGCGACGCCGAAGGGGGGCGAGATGGGCGTCTTCATGGACGGCCGTCCCGTCGGTCGCATCACCGGCGAGCACCAGCGACGCGACGCGATCGGGGCGTTCCGAGGATGACCACGAACCTTCAGATCGGACGGTGCGGCCTCGACGTCGACATGCGGTCGCCGCGCACCATCACCGACGACGGCACCCGCATCACGATCGCCGGCGACCTCCACAACACCGGCGACACCGCCGCGGAAACCAAGGCCAACACCCGCCTGCTGCGCGACCAGCTCCTCGGCTACGTCAACAACCCCGACGAGGAATCGGTCCCGGTTGTGGCCACCATCGACACGCACTTCCGGGGCGACTTCCGGGTGCTCGACGCGTCGGTGACCACCAACCCCGACGCGGAGGCGATCGACCACCTGCCGTTCTCGGTCACCTTGGAGCGTTGCGCCGCCGGCGGGTCCGTCGTCGCCCAGACCAGGTTCTCGGGGCCGTTGCGCACCACCGACCACGGCATCGTCGCCGGCGACGCCCGCGGGTTCCATGGGGTGCCCGAGTCGGTGCGCGGCTACTTCACCGGCGGCGTCAACATCGGGTTCCCCGATCCCATCGGCACCTCCGACGGCGTCGACGTGCTCGTCTTCGGCGAAGACCCCGCCGCCCTCTACAAGTCGGGGACGGTGCGGTGGTCGGTGCCCGAAGAGAACTGGTACGACGGTGCGGCCCGGATCACCGACAGCGTCGACGGGGTGCCCATCGTCGGCCGCCGGGCGTCACGCTTCGACGCCGACCACCCGATCTGTCGGGTGTCCAACGGCATCATCACCCTCACCGCCTACGGCGACCCCGACCTCGTCGGCAACCCCGGCGGGTGGCCCACCGACGCCACCCTCGGGTTCGAGTTCTGGGACGGGACCGCATGGGACGACACCCGCGGCGGCGTCGAAGTCCTCGTCGACACCGGGTCGCCCGCCGTGCTCGCCGGCAACCCGTGGCAGTGGACCGTCACCCGCAACGGCCCCGAAGGTGTCGCCGTGCGCATCCACTTCTCCTCCACCACCACCCCCACCCTCTCGCCCACCCTCGACATCATGCTCCGCCGCGGCGCCCACTACGCCGAGTGCTACCTGGCGTCACCGTTCCCGTTCGACTTCGGCGCCCAACAGACCGTCAGCGAAGGCGAAGCGTCCCTCACCGGCGGCGTCGCCTCCGACACCGGCACCGCCGACCGGCTCATCATCGCCACCCCCCGCAACTTCACCGCATCAGGCGGAGCCACCGCCGGGTTCCTCCTCGACGACACCGCCGACGACTTTCCCTTCGCCGTCGGCATCGAAGGCCCCGGCGCCACCTACGACCCCCAGACGATCGTCGACCGATACCACCAGGCCACCACCGAAACCCAACGGATCGTCGCAGCATGACCGTCACCGAATCCCACGAGACGGTCGGCACCTGGGGCGGGACCCTCATCGCCGACACCCCCGACGACATCCTCGACGCCATCGAACCCTTCGGGCACATCATCATCACCCCCACCGACATGGCGCCCGGCGCGGCCGACGGCACCAACATCTTGGGCCAGGCGCTCTACACCGGCGTCGTCTCCCCCCGATCCGAGCACCGCACCAGCATCGGCGGCTACGGGCTCGCCTGGCACCTCGGCCCCGGCGGCGACCTCGCCGGCGGCACCATCACCACGAGCTCGCTCGACGCCGAAGACCTCGTCGGCACCTTCGTGCTCACCGGCGGGGACTGCAACGGCATCACCGCCGGGCAGATCACCGCGTCGGCGACCGCCCGCACCATCAACATCAAGGTCGGCGTCAGCCGCCTCACGATCCTGCGCACGATCTGCGACACCTTCGGCCTCGAGTGGAGGGTGAACCCCGACGGCACCCTCGACGTCGACACCCGCGCCAACCTGTACGCGGCGGCGCCCACGGCGATGGTCACCCCCCGGTGGGGCGGAGCGGACCATCACGTCGTCGGGTTCCGCGCCGACATCGACCTGGCCGACGACGTCGACGACTACCGCAACATCTGGGTGGTGCAGCCCGAGACGGGCGCCAACCAGACCTCCTCGGTGACGAACCCCTACTACGGGCTCACCGGCGCCGCCCTGGTGCGCGAGGGGTTCACCGACGCGTCTTCGACCGCGCCGGGCACCACCCAAGCGGCGGCGATCGCCGCCCAGCAGCGCGGCCGGTTCGACCAGGTCCGCGAGGAGATGTCCGTGGACCTGGCCGACGCCGAGACCCCCCGCGCCGACATCGCCCCAGGCGACCGGCTGTGGGTGTGGGAACCCCGTCTCGGCATCGTCGGCACCGACCAGGTCCACTACCGCGGCCACCTGCTCGACCCCGCCGTGGTGCGGGTGGTGGAGGTCGTGTGGCCGATCGAGCCGCACATGGGGAAGTTCTACCGGTGCCCGGACGCGTCGGGGACCCTCATCCGCCTCACCGACTACTGGCGGTCCGAGCGGTCGGTGACGTCGCTCGGCGTCGGCGCCTTCCGGCGCACCTTCGCGGCCGCGGCGTGGGTCCAGTCATGACCGTCACCCTGACCTTGGAGATGTGGCCATGACCCGGGTCCTGATCGACGCGCTGTCCCCGGGTGCCGCCATCCCGTTGGCGAAGGTGACGATCGTCGCCACCGACGGTGCGGGCGCCCAGCGTGCCGTGTGGATCGGCACCGGCGACGACCGCTCGCCACTGGCGGGCCGGTGGGAGGGTCGCCTGGCCGGCGACGGGGTGCTCTACGACGCCGATGGCGTGCCGGGCGTCGACCTGCCCGTCAACGAGGACGGCCTCCCGGCGAACAACTACTTCACGGTGACGATCCGCCCGCCCGATCCTCTCGACGACCCGTTGGTGGTGCGCATCGAGGTCCCCGATTCGGAGACGTCGGTGACGTTGTACTCGTGCATCGTGGAGACCCTCGAGGATTTCGGGATGCTCGAGCGGGTGGACGGGTCTGGGGCGGCCGATGCTGCGCCGCTCGTCTACGACGACGCGTCTTCGACGTGGGTGCCGGGGGCTGCGTCGCTGTCCGAGCTCACCCGTGACGCGATCGCCGCGGCGGTGACCGAGGGCGCGAACATCGAGATCACCACAGATGACGGTGCCGACACGATCACGATCGCCGTGACGGGGCTCACTTCCGCTGAGCTGTCCGACTTCGCCGAAGCGGTCCGAGACCGGGTCGGCACCACACTCGACGGGTTCGGCCTGTCGGTCACCGCCGACGACTCCGGCGACACGATCATCGTCGCCCCCGTCCAAGGCGGCCAGCACACCGAACCGTCCCGGGCGTGGGCGCGGGCGTTGGCGACCGTCGCCACCCGCCAAGCGAACGTCCTGGTGATCTCCGACTCGATCGGTGTTCTCTCCGCAGGGTTCTCGTCTGTGTGGGCAGGACTCCGTTCCCTCTACGGGCCCGCGGCGTCGTCTCAGGCGGCGATGTGGTGGCCGGTCACCGGCGGGATCTTCGACTGGCCCACCCAAGAAGGCGTCGCGACGGAGGTCGGTCTCGACGGCGGCACCACCCTCGGTGACGGCGAGGAAGCGAACACGGTCGGCTCCGAGCAGACCTGCGACTCCATCGACCTCATCCTCCGGGCGGTCGGCGGTGCGCACACGGCGGACATCTACGTCGACGACGTCCTCGACGAATCGTTGGTGCTCGTCGCCGACGAGCTGACCCTGTGGAACTCGGGAGTGCTCGCGCTCGGCGAGCACTCCGTCGGGGTGATCGCCGACGGCGGAGACATCGAAGTGGCGGGGGCCCTGTTCCACCGTGGCGGCATCTCCGCCGGCATCGCGTTCTGGGGCGGCGGCATCTCCGGCGAATCGTCCGCCGAGTGGGTGACCTCCGGCGGCTACACCGACATGTGCGACCTGCTGGTCGCCGAGTCCCGCGACCCCGACCTTGTCCTGATCTACACGGACACCGGCGACGGCGACACCGCCGCCGAGATGGTCGACGCGATCACGACGATGGTCGCGGCGATCCGGGCGTCGTGCACCGACTACGACCCGACGATCGTGCATGTCATCCCGCCGGTCCACGCCAACAACGGGGCCACCTGGGAGACCACCTATGTGCCGGCGTTCAAGCAGATGCACCGCGACCTCGGCCTGGTGGCTGTCGATCTGGTCGCCGCGATCGGCGACATCCGTACCGGCGGCAACGCCGAAGCGCTCTCGTCGGACCAGGTGCATTTCAACGGGACCGGCAACGCGGTGATGACCCAGGTTCTGTTGGACCCGTTGGCGTCGCGGTCGGTGACCGACCGGCCGGTCGACCCGACATCGTTCGACACGCTCACAGACACAACCCCGTTGGGTCTGTTCGGCGAGGTCGACTCCGAACTGACCGCCCTCGCCGCGGAGGTCGGCGCGGTCGGGGCGATGTCCAACGACGTGATCCCGCGAGTCGAGTCGGGCGCGTTGGTTGGCGGCACGACGTCGATCCAGTGGGACACGTCGTCAGGGTCGCCGCGGCTGCTGATCCCGATCCTGACCGCCGCCGACACCCCCCTCGCGAACAGCTACTTCTACTTCCAGACCAACCTGATCTTCGGTCCGGCGATCGGCGCCGTCGTGTCCGGCGCCGACCAGGGCCTGTGGCCGTTGCGTGTCGGGGTACCGACCGCCGCGGGGAACGCGGTCCCGATGGGCGCGGTGACCACCAACTCGGGAACGACCCGCACCCTGGCGTTGGGCGACATGTGGTGCCAAATCCGCATGACGAACGCGTCCGCGTCGACGGTGACGCTCCCCACCAACGCGGCGGTAGCGATCCCGGCGGGGGCGCGGATCTGGATCGGGTGCGAAGGCGCAGGCGGCCTCACCGTTGTGGGCGACACCGGCGTGACTGTCAACGGCACCTCGGGCGGGTCGGTGACCGCCGCTCAGTGGGAGCTCGTGTTCGCGGTGAAGGTCGCGTCGAACATCTGGCGGGTGGTGGTGGGGACCCCATGAGTCACTACCTGATCGACCACCCGCCCGCGTCACGGCAGTTCGGCGACCGTCACGAGGCCGAGACGGGGTGCGTGGTCGTGCACACCCCCGAGTCGTTCGTCGACGTGCACCCGCCCGACGACGGCGCAGAGAACGTCGCCTCGTTCATCTCCACCCGCACCGATCCGGGGTCGTACCACGAGGTCGTCGACTCCGACTCCTACGTGCCACTGATCCCCGACCACCTGCGCGCCTTCCACGTCGCCGCCACGGGCGTCAACCAGTGGACGTGGGGGATCTCGATCTGCACCTCCGCCGCCGACTGGGGCCTGTATCCGGCATGGGACTCGGCGGCGTTGTTGTTGACCGGCGACCGGATCGCCGCCTACCTGGCCCGCTGGGCGACCCGCAACGGGGACGTGAGCCGGGCGTGGGAGGGCGTCGGGTGGATCACCGCCGCGGAAGCCCACGCCGGGAAGGCGGGGCTCATCCACCACGGCCAGTTCCAGGCCGACCGGACCGACGCATGGGAGATCCACCCGTTGCGCGCCATCCTCGACGGTGTGCTGGCCACGAACGTCGCCGCGTCGCTCGCCCGCCTGCTGTCCCCACCCACTGAACCTCGGGAGGTTCCTGTGCTGATCGTCGTCCGCAACAACAAGAGGTACCTGATGTTTCCTGACGGGTTGCTCATCGATCTCGATGGTGCCGGGCCGCCGGGGGTGGAGACGTGGGAGCCGGGCGGCGCGCAGTGGAAGCGGTTGGTGTCGGTGAACCGATCCGCCCGACTGCACCGCGGGAACCTCGACGTCGACGCAATCCCAGCGAAGTGATGGAACCGCAGTTCCTCTCCACGCTCATCGGCTTCGCGTTGCTGGTCATCACCGCGGTGGGTGGCGCGGCGGCGTTCCGGGTCGGGATGCAGAAAGCGATGAGCGCGAACCTCGAGTTTTTCCGGGTGGCGAACGAGACGATGCGCGACGACATCACCGCCCAGCAGGCAGAGCTGCTCGCGTTGTCGGTCAAGCTCGAAGCGTGCGACGTGGAGCGCAACTCGCTATCAGCCCGGGTGACCGAACAGGACCGGTTGCTCCACGAGATGCGGGGCCGCCAAGAGGTGATGACCTCGGAGTGGATGGGGAAGCTGCTGGCCGCGGTCGGCGCGAACGGCCATCCCGAACGGATCACCGATGGATGACGAGATGATCTCACTTCGCGACTACGTCGACCAGCGCTTCGACGACCAGTCGCGGGCGGTCGATGCTGCGTTGGTGTCGGCTGAGAAGGCGGTCGACAAGGCCGAGCTCGAGAACCGTCGGTGGCGTGAAGCGGCGAACGAGTGGCGTGGCGCGATGACCGACCGTGAGCGCGACTTCCTGTCCCGCAAAGAGTTCTACGCGATCATCTCGACGGCGGTGGTGGTGTTGGCGTTCGCGTTCGGCGTGTTCCGAGCGGGCGTCCAATGAGCGTCGGAAGCCCTGGCGCTCTCCTCCTCGACGTGTGGGGCGACCAAGTAGCCCTCGCTCTCGGCGGGCCGACCGACCGCTGCTACCTCGTCGGGTCCGGCACCGAGCGCAAGAACCCCCGCGATGTCGACGTGGTGCTGATCCTCGACGACGACCGCTTCGAAGCCGAGTTCGGGATCGCCCGCCCGCCGTTCTCGTCGAACCGCCGGTGGGCTGCGATGTGCACGGCGTTCTCGTTGTGGGGCCAGCTCGTCACGGGGATGCCGATCGACTTCAAGATCCAGCCGCAGACGTGGGCGAACGAGAAGCACGGAGGCAAGCCCCGCCACGCGCTCGGCCTGTACCCCGACGGAGTGCAGGCGCCATGACCACCATCCACCGAAAGGCCCAACCGATGACCGACACCCCCCTCACCCGCGCAGCCCGCACCATCGGCCAAGGCGTCGTCACCGCGCTCCTCCTCGCCGGAGTCCCGATCCTCCTCGACGTCATGTCCTCCACCGATCGGCTGTCCGATGTCGACTGGGGCGACGCCGCCGACCGCGCCGGGTACGCCATGATCGTCGCTCTGTTGATGGCCGGGTTGGCGTGGGCGATGAAACGCCGCGAGGCCTGAAAGGAGGGACCACCCATACTGACAATGCTTTCGCAGGACACACAAGACCTACTGCTGATCCTGGTGACGTGCGGGGTTGGTGTGCTCGTGCTGCTCGCCATCCTCGGCCGACGCTGACAGCCGCGAGGTGGCTTGCGCCCACGCGGTGATCGTCTCCCAGTCCCACGCGGGCCGACCGCCGACCGTCCACCGCGGCTGAGGGATCACTCCCCGTTGGCGCCACTGGTCGACGGTGGTGCGCTCGACGCCGAGCCGGTCGGCAATCTCCACGATCCCGACCGGCTCACCAACCTGGTCGGTCATTCGCTGACGTAGACGGCGCGACCGTCGACGGTGATGATCCCGGCGTAGTTGCCGCGCTCGATCTCGGCGTCGGATGCTTCGGCCTGCTCGGGGGTGGCGGCGCCGAGGACCTCGTTGGTCTCGGCGTCGATGAGGTCTCGGTGGGTGGTGGTCTGTGTCGTTGTCATGTGTATAGCTAAT